GGCGAACTGTGCGCGTTCACCTGTCGTTTGTAGTTTGTTGAATTCTTTTAGTGCCTTCTCAATACCGCGACCATCAAAGCCAGAAACAATGTTGATACCTAACGCCATATCAGTACCCGCTTACAATCCGTGCCACAACAATCGTATTCAAATCATCTATGGCTTTCCGTATCGCATCTTCAATCTGCGGCAAACCGCGCTTCGTCGCACCGTACATCACACGCGAACGGAAACCACCACCCTGCGATTTCGTTACACGATGCTTGTCCAAATTCAACACCATTCGCGCACGCGGCGATATTGAACCCGCACCATCAAACACCTGCCCACCCGCATCCATTTGTTGCAGACGCAGAATGCCCACATTCTTCCCAACAAACCTGTTGCCCGTATAGACGATGGGCTTCACGCCACGCGCCGCGAAAGAAGGATTGTACGGTGGCATCCGTGATTTGCCGCGTCGCTCGCCTTCAAAATGCCATCTTTGCAACGGGGAAACCATAGGGAAAGACCGCCCGACTTCCGCCGCCAAAGGCTGAGCAATCCCCTTCAATTCATCCGCGACCTTCTTATAAAGTTCCTTGTCATACTTCCGCAGTTCGGCAAGCGTTTCCTTCACGCCCGTCACATCTATTTTCACATCATGCTGGAATGCACCGCGTTCAGATGGATTGAAATTTTCTGCCATAGTACGCCAATCGTACTACCTTCGTTGCCGTTGCTTTTCGGCACGATGCTTCAAATAATCAAACATCGCATCAATCATCAAATCGCCAGCATCAATCAAATGCTGTGGTGCAATTCCCGTTTCGCAAGCAAGCGCGGCAATCTGCCAATGGGCAGAATTCCTATCGCCTACTTGCTGTCCAAAGGGGCAGTACCTTCGCTATCGTTCCGCACTTCCACGCTTTTCACGGTGGAAACCCAATCGGGGTCAAACTTCAAAGCCGTTTTCCCAAGACGCTTTTCCGCGTGCCAAGCCAACCAAGCCAAATCAGTTAGTTGCATATCGGCATCAAGACGCACGACGCTACGCCTGCGTTCTTTTTCAAACGCGATGAAATCAGCAAAGACAGCATCCACATCTGCGGATTGACCATTGATGAATGAAACACGCAAATCAATTTGCATTGAAAGCCCCTTCGTTATTTGTTTGTGAGATTATGAAACAGCCTTCGCCAAAGTGCCGCCCGTGAAACTAAGCGTGATGGGCGAAGTCGCACCAACATCGCTTGCGGCAATCGGCGTATGCGAAGAAAGGAAGCAACCCGACAAGGTATAGGAAGGGTTTGTTGCGCCAACAGCCGATGAAGTTGGCTTCACCACAACCGTTGTGGTAGTTCCAACCAACGGGAAGATTGTTGCTTCCACTTCGTTTGCGGCGAAATCCTGATACAGCGTCACTTCAAGCGTGTTGTTCTGAATGCCACCAACGAACGCACGATTGCCGCCCATCACCGTTGCATCCTGCTGTTCAACTTCGTATGTCAGCGTCACCGCGTTGGCGCGGTCAGACAAATCCACGCTGTTGATGGTTACGGTTGCGTCTTTGAATGCGATGATTGCCATGATTATTCCTGTTCTTTTGCTTGTTCTTTCTTGGAAATTTTGCTACCGATTTCGGCAAGATGACCTGCTTCAATCAGCGCGGCAATGTTAGCACCATCAAGGTCTTGTTCGCTGACAAGTGAACCCTGAGCGTGACCCGACAAACGAGATGAAACAACTTTGAACTGTGCCATGCCCATCATCTTAGCCGTTCACCGTGACTTGTAAAGCCACTTGCAGAAAATCTTGGTCAGCCACATTCACCGCAGAAATGTTTGCTGAACTAGCAACCGTCAGAGATTGGGCATTGCCGCCAAGCGTTTCATCGCCTTCAATCGCCGCACGAACAGATTTCGCACCCGAATAGGCAAGGAAATCATCAGCCAAATCAAACGCTCTATCATCTGTATAACGCCCGACGATTACATAAACGGTGCAATCATAAATCACCAGACCGCCGCCCATCGCCCCGTGAAATTCAATCCGATTGATGACAGGGAAACCGACAGGCGGGTTGAGCGACGAAGGCTGAAAACTAAATGTGCGCAAACCCGCGATAGTGGCAAGACGGTTTTTCAAACCCGTGACTACCTGCGAAGGTGTTGCGGGCATCAAAGTATTCCAAATCTGCGATACGGGTTGAGAAAGTCGCGTACATCGGGGTCAATCGCCCGCACCTGTATAGCCATGTCAGCAAAACCGACTACGCCAAGTGCCGCGTTATATCGCGCAAATCCGCGCATGGCGAGCAACACGCACGCTTCGCGAATGTCGTTCGGTATCGCAGACCAACCCCACACGCCAACAATCTGCGCGGAAGGCAAAGCGGGAACGCTGAACAATGGAAAGGTTTTGCCGCCAATCGCTGTCACGGTGCGTATCGGCTGACCCGTAATCGCCCTATCCAACGGTTCTAGTTGATAATCAACACCCGTTGTCCAAGTGGTTTCAAAAGTACCATCACCATTATCATCGGTTTTCAGCGTGGTGATTGAAACCAAATCTTCTTGCGTGGGAAGCCTGTAACTGTTCACGGCATACAAAGAAATTGTGGCGTTCTGCTGATAGAACCTGCGCCCGCAATAACCGTCAATGCGACGCGATGCGCCTTCAATCGCCTTTTCTAGCAAAGTATCATCGGTGGCATCGGAAATGCGAAGGGCAGATTTCACTTCCGAAAGAAGGCAATACCCGTTGGAAATCGGCATCTTTACGCCTTCTTTCGTTTGCGCCCACGAACCATTTTCGTTTGCTCAACCGCAACATCAATCGCGGCAGTTTCAATCACCGCATCACCCACACGATGACCCAATGCCGCAAGTGCTTCATCCACCATCTTCACTTGCTCATCCAAACCGCGACGCAAATAGCCTTCGCGTTCTATCAGCAAACCAGCAATCCATTTGTTTTGTTTCATGGTGCATCATCCTACTTCTGGTGTGGGTGGCTCATCACCACCCACACCAGAAACTTAGGAACGCAATTAGAAGGTTGGGGTAACTAGACCCGTGCCGCCCACCAAAGCGAATGCGTTTGCATCCTTGATGCGGTTGCAAGTGTACGCGCTGTAACCGTACACAACCATCTTGACTTCAAGTTCTGCCGATTTCACATCTTCAAAGCGAAGCATCATCGGTGAACCGTCGCCCTGTTCCCACAGGTGGCTTTCCGAAGTGTGACCGACAATAATCACATCTTCGTTTGTACCTGCCCCGTTCGTAGTGGTGACATTGGCATCCGAAATAATCGGGATGCCTGCGATGGCGTAGCCGCTTTGCGCGTACTGCGCCGCACCATTACCCGTTGCGGTTGGATTGAAACCGTATGGGGTCGGAACTGCAAGCGGGCGGTTCGTGCTATCAACTGCCGCCAGAATGAACGCCAACCGACGCGGATGCATCAGGATAAAATCTGGCGTTTGGAAGTAGTTGGTTTGCACGCGCTGAATGGCATCCAAAAGTTTCGGATACAGCAAAGCCACAGTTGGCGCACCCGAAGTAAAGGTGACAACTTGCGTGATGGTGTTCGTCAGCGAAGTTGCCGAACTTGTGACATTCAAACTGTCAAGGTTCGTGTGATACGCCGAAACAAGGTCAGCCATTACAAGACTGTCAATGCCCGTGCCACGCTCTAAGGATTGGCGTGAAACATTCTGCTGACCCGCGACGGTGACAACCGAAATGTCAAGTTTCGTGTCATCCATGTTAGTTTCCTGAACCGCCGCACCTTCGGTTTGCACCGCAGTTGCGCTTCCTGTGGTCACTTTGCTAATGCTCAGCGTCAAGCCTGCATCGGGCAGTTGGTGTTTGCGTGAAGCATCCATGAACGGGCGACCTGCACGGGAAAATGGCGCGGCAAGGTCAGTCAGGAATTGCGGCACGACAAGTCCAGCGAAGTTCGTGCTGGTTACATCGCGGCGTTCAATTCTTTCTTCGTTCGTGTGGCGGGCTAGACGCTCGCGGGCGGCGAAGTCGCCATTGAACTGTGCGGCATACGCATCGCGAATGAACGAATGTTCACCGTTGGCGCGATAGGTTCGCGGCTCGTTGGTCACCTTGCTGGTGACTTCAACAATCTGGTTCTTGGCACGCAGGTCTGCGGCTTCCTTCGCACGCTTTTCAAGTTCCGCGTGACGCTCAATCTGTGTGTCCAAATCGCGCACTTCGTCAAGCGACTTTGCAATTTCGGCATCTTCGTCTGCGGTTAGGTCGCGTGCATCCGTCTTTGCGGCGGCAACGATGGCTTCGGCGCGAGCAAGAACAGCATCACGCTTTTCAATCAGTTTGTCTTTCATGGTTTTCCTTAGGGGGAATAGATGGGATGTTGTTGCCAAGTGCGACGATTAGTGCGCTAGATGTAGCGCGGCTCAGTCGCGGCTGTGCCTTCGCGCCAACGCGATTTGCGCAGAACGCAAACGCACCGAAGCGATGGGGGTAATGGTAGCGACTTCCTGCGCCGCTTGTCCACTACGAATTTCAGCAACCGTTTCTTCATAGGCGGGGAAGGTCACAACTGATACATCATAAAGTTGCACTTCCTTCAATTCGCGCACCGACCTATCGCTATTCCAATTATCTTTTATGGTTCGGAATGCGAATGACATTTGCGAAATATCCCCGCGTTTCATTGCGGAAATCACCCGCGCCGCATCGGGGTTCATCGGGTCTAGTGATGCTTCCACCCGTAAGCCCCTGTCATCTTCTTCCAACATCAAAGTTCCTGATTTCGTGCGGGCAAGCGGCACGCCTTCATGGTCAATCAGCAAACGAACATCAGCACCATCGTTCAGCGTTTTGGCGAATGCGCCCTTGCGCACATATTCAACAAATGGCATCGGTTCGGATGGGCTATCAAAAACCGATGCATAGCCAATCAAGTTGTTGCCTTCGCCATCCTGCCGTGCTTCCAAATTTGTAAAAGCGACGAAACGCTTTTCGTCTGCCTGTTTGACACACCAACGGACTTCGGTTGGGTCAGCAATCGCTTCGCGTAATTCAGCCATAGACGACGAATAGATTACATCGTTGTTTGAGACATTTCTATCGGCTTCCGAATACTTCGGATGTTCGGAATGAAGAAGGTCATTATCACCCACATACTTTGAATTTTTTGGTTTGCCTTTTTCAGCCAGATACAGGAAAGCATTGACACGCGCCATTGCCCATTGTTGCCTTGTCATGTTGGGTCGGTGCGAAGAAGAAAATGCACCCGCGCCCCGTCGCCACACCGAACGCAAAGCACCAACCCGCACCCGTGTCCAAGCGGGTCTATCTTCGTCGCCCATTCGCTTGTTATGTTCATCAGCCTTGTTTTGAAGGCTGGTTTCAACGGCATCCGAAAGCGATATGTCACCTGTCTTATCGGCGGCAGAACCCGCAGGGTTTTCATCTGAACCTTTGATTTGGTCTTTCGGCGGGGCAGGTGCATCAGCCCTTTCTTCTTCTTCATCCAATTTGTTCACGATGCCCTGTGCATATGCTTGCGCCCTGCGTGCGGAAGTCTTGGAAGAACCACCACCCCACAGCAACATGGCGACCAGACCTGCGGTGATTTCATCGCCTTGCACCGCATCCAAATCCACGATATGTCTGGCAATCCACGCGGGTATTTTGCGCCACTTGTTTTCCGACAGGGCTTCACCATTTGCCATGCGGCGAGCATCAGCAACCGTCGCGGGAACAAGACCATCACCCGACAAACCCTGTTCATGTAATCGTAAGCCGCGACGCGCAGAAGCACGCATGAATTCAGGCGCAATCAAATTGATTTGTCTAAGTTCTACATTTTGATTTTTTGATTGCCAAGCATTGCAATAGAAATCACCCTGAACATAATCATCCCATTTCGTACAATAGGCGCGTACATTGTCGCCTTCGCCATCAATCATTTCTTCGTTATAGAACGCACAGTTCCCACACGCCCTGCCTTCTGGCACATCATCAGAAAGGGCTGGTCGGTAATTTTCGGGAAGTGCGCGTGCGCCAACTTCCCCAAGCGGTTCTAATTCTTCCGCCAATGATTGTGCAACCATGCGGTCAATCGCTTCCTGTTTTGTTTCATAACAGGCAAGCGTTTCAAACGAACCATCTTCACGCTGAACCACAGCCGCCCACCGTGAACAGTCTGGTTGATTTTCTGAAATCCCGTAAGGCATACCGTATAACCATAGCAAGTTGTTCAATCGGATTTGTCAGTTGCCAATCCTATTGATAATTCGGAACATTGCATCTTCACGCACGGTAAGTGTTCTGCAATCATATGAAGTTCGTAGTTGCAAACGCAGAACGCGAAGTTCCTTGCGGCTCATGATGGGCGGTTGCTTCAATGGATTTGTGTACCCTTTTGCCTTGCGTCGTTCAGCGATTGCAGAACCAACAACTTCAATTTTGGTCACCGTCAAATTGGGCAGACCAACACCCTGAACGATTGTGTCACCAGCCTGAATGTTCCTTGCTGATGTTCGGATGATTGCCATGTTCACGCACCGACCTTTGCATTGCGAACCGTAACGATGCCATCCAATTTTTTCCCTGTGATTTGAGCATTGAAAGTTGCGCTTGCATCAAATCCTTTTGCACGCAAAATCTGTTCAATTTCCATCAGCCGCAAACGAAGTATTGCGTCTGCATCCCGTCGCTTTTGTGCTATTTGTTCGGAAGTCAAACTGATGGTTGCAAAATCCTTCATGTAATACCGAATATAGATATTTCCATCGGCGGCGGATAATTCATAGCCATTGCTGACCGTGCCATAACCGCGAACCATACTGCTTGCTTGATATGTGGATTTCTGAATTCGCGCACTAGCAAGGGCGCGACCTATACCGATTTTGGTTGCTTGCTTTTGTGTTTTCATTTTGTTCCCTTTCGTTATCCCGATACATTCAGTATAAGCCCATTCAGGGAAGGATTGCAACTACCCAAAAACCCCAATAAAAACAGCCCTTTTTGTTATCGTTCGGGCGGTGTTCCGTCTATTCCTAATGTTGGCAAGTCGCCACCTTCCACACCAGCGATTGCAGTTCCAGCAACACCCATAACGAATTGGTCGCCGCCTTCATACGGTTCACGGTTTTCAATCTCGCGTGCTTCGTTCGGCGTAAGCG